CACTGAGTCACAAACCTTTTCCTTCTTGAAGTACAAAGTGGCCGCTTTCTTTGTGGCCCAAAAATTGAAAACAACCGATGATTCCCATCGTCAATTTTTGTTACTCCCTGTACCTCCCTTCCCCACGAATGACAAGCCCGATATTCTCATTGGAGGTTCTTTTTATCGTTGGGTGAATCTTCTATCATTTCTTGATAAGAAAAATCGTCAATCCTCTTTCAATGTCGCCGATACTCCTTATGCCGTTCTTCTGGCATCGGTCGGTGTTCATTTAAAGAAGGGTTGTGATTATCCTTCTAAAGAAATGACTGAACAGGGAAAACTCTCTACGTTTCTGAAATTGGTTACCGCCAGCTCCTGGGCTGACTCTACCGAACCGGATTCCGATCAGAGATTTTCCTTGGATTCACTCCTCTTCCAAATTGACCGCACCACACGAGAAATCCGTTGGGACGAGCAATTCAATCCTATGACAGACTCAGCATCAATTATGCCAAGCCTTTCCGCTAGTTTTGAATCTGCCCGTTCCTCGCTTGGTAATTTCGGCCACTTCCTTGATGATTCTGATTTTGAATTATTCGAGAAACTCCAAGACCAAAAGCAACCGACTGACTTGTTTACTCAAGTACGTCGGACGCCACTCACGGTCACTGAGGATGACAAGATTGATTTTCACAGTCTTGGTCATGATCCTAGCTGTGTTGTCTTTGATGATTTAGCGCTACGATTGAATTCGCATGCTCTTTATTCCAAATGTTACAACAGCCTTGATTGTGATTCTCCCTCAGTGCTACCTCGAGTTAGTCTTGTTGACCTCTCTGAAGCATTTAAAGTCCGGGTAATTTCAAAAGCCCCTGCTATTCATCAATTCGTCCTTCGCCCCATTCAGAAACATCTCTGGAATGGTCTGAACAAACATCCCATGTTCACTCTGCTCGGTTCACCTGTTGCTACAGGTCTCATGCTCCAAACTATTGTGGGCATCCCCGAGGGTGGCGAAACTCTGCATTCCATCGACTATGCTGACGCTTCCAACTCTGTAATTTCTTCTGCTTCTGAGCAGTGTATTGATAGTTATATTAATACGGTCTATCCAGACCAGGAATTCGGTGTTGATCCCGTCGGTCAGTTCTATCGAAGGCAGATGAGACGAATGATGACTGAGCATCTTATTGAAGACCCTAGAGATCCATCCGTCTTCAAGGTTCAAAAGACTGGCCAATTAATGGGTTCAGTCGTCTCTTTTCCAATCCTCTGCATAATCAATGCTGCAATTCTCCG